CTCATCTCCACCTGGAGAGGATTCCTGGACTTATGTGCCAGGATACAGTCAGGCTCGTGGAGTCAGGACACAAACCCTGATACACGTTGTACACGTGCCACTTCTCACTCACACCCCTCGATGGCGGGCGGACTACCATTGGAACAGCCGTTGAGCCAGTCGTGATTCATTCAAGGCTAACGCATAACCTGAAGCAACGACAGAAGTGAACCATCCCCACATCTCTCGTGACCACCGCTTGTCAGCGGATGTCCACTTCGAGACTTGCACGGATAGAGCACTCTGCACTGCTGAGGATAGCAAGGGCGAAAGTGGAGATGTCAGCATTCCAGCAATTGAACCGAACATGTAATCAAGCGCAGATCCTCGATGCAACCCTTTCCTTTCAAGACGGCGCATTTCTTGATATGCACCTGGGTTGTATTTCCTCAGCTCCTTAGCCGGTGAGATCTTGCGTAGCTTGGCCACGGATTGTGTTTCAGTCCACCACTTCTGCGTTCCCTTCCACTCTCCAAATCCTGAGCCCTTTGCTCGAATGACGACTCTCAGGTCGTTGACTGTGTCAACCATTCTCAAATTCTGATCATCCATCAGAATGCTAGTACCATCGAAGCTGTCAAAGCTGATTCTCGACCACACGGGTGTGGGCATGTGAGCGACACTACGCTTATACTCACCTCGGAACGCCTGTCCGAGGCCGCGAATGTCATCGCTTGCGATCTTCGAGATCACCGTCTGCTTTTGGTACTCAACTAGCTCACGAGTAGTTAACTGCCAGTACTTAAAGTCTTTAGCATACCGTTCATATGAACCAGGTTGCAGGTTGGTCACCGTGATGTCAGGATGGTCGAGGCGAGGCCAGCTCACGTTGCAAGTCCACCCCTTGAATTTTAGCATACCCAGGCCTCCCATGTTGACCGGCAGCTCGAGCCATCGTATTGACTGCTTTCTCATTCGACTCCAATCTTGGGCAACCACTTGCCGCAAGTCGTCAAACGGCCTGGCCAATCGACGCTCAAGTGTGTCTATTGTAGACAACTGTGCCTTGAGTACACCCTCTGGGTCCCAGGGCTCGCTGTTCCATGGTTTACGCTGCATAATACCAGGGATCGCCCTATTTGGATAACCAAAATTCCTCCTTTCACCATACCACACCCGTAAAAACTCAGACTGCTGGTAGTGTATTCCATACTTTGAGTCATTTCCCACTGCATTTTCGCCAGCGTACGATAGTCGCATCGCCAGACTTGCCCAATAGCTTTTAGTGTAGATGGCTGAATCATCGCCACGTAGCCATGACTTGACGGTCTCGGTTAGCCCTGCTTTTGTCAGAAACTGCTTTGCAGCCAAAGTCATTGTCTGATTCCAGTAGTTACCAAGTAATGATGTCAGGCGTATGCCCGACTCGACCCCGCCTGTGATCCGGAATTCGTGCTTCTTCCCACCATCCGTTGCGATTAACACTGCATTGTCAAAACTGGAAACTGTTTGTTCCAAAACTTTTCTCCACGCGGCTTGTTCGCCCTCGGGTATGTTGACAATACCACGTTGAAGATAGAGTCGTGCAAGTGTCTGCACCTCCTGTGTTGTTGGTTGATGATCAAAACCGGCAAAATCGAATGGTAGCGCGTACGCACCCTCTCCAGCCTCTCGCATCTCAGTCATCCTGTCTGACTGCTGGTCTATCCTCTCATCTAGAGTGTTCCCAGGCCATCGCAAATACACCCCTCCGGCTAAATAGTTGAGCCATGCTTGTGAGAAATACGTCCAGATATCTCCAGTCACCGCAATCCTCATTTTCCCCAATTCTGCTTTGATGAACGACTTATTGACTTGTTTCCCCAAGTTGGCGATAGTCTGTTCGTATAAATAATCCACGGTCGTAATGTCCAAAAGGAAGTTCTTTCGGGCTTTGAACTTTCCTTTCTCTCCTTCGAATTGCCATTCGACTCTGCCAAAGGTAGACGCGCCGGCGGTGTTCGCAAGATCACTAGCAATGAAGTCCCTCAGAGTGAGGTACTCAACATGATCTGGGGTCGAATCGCCCTGTGTCTCCACAGCACACTGAGTGAAAGTCTGCATCCAGTTTTCCTTCAGCACTCCGTGTGGTTCGCCTGCCTCAGCGAGCTTCTTGGTCTCTTCCACATAATCAAACTTCCCAAAGGGTGGATTTCTGTATCCAGAGATTCCTCCTGCCTCACAATATCGAAGTCTCATCTCCATGCTGGCTGGAGCTTTCTTGAGACGGTCACTCACGAATTTCGACACTAACTGCAGGTCATCCAATGACCTGAGACACTTGCAAGATGCCCAAA